TACGCCTGTTGTTGAGTCTATCTGTGACAACAGTTGTATTGCTTGTTGTTTGTCCATTTTTCTTTGCCATTATCTGTGAAACAATTTCATTAAACTTCGAATTAATATTCGTCACACTGAAGTTTTCCAATATCCATCCATCAGTGATTGAATCCAATAAGTACTTCAAAGCATTCAACACGCCTTGGTCGTCAATAGGTAAATTCTTCTTCTCCCGTTGAAATTTCAACTTCTTGAGCAAAGAAGACATATTTCCCGCATCTTTCGCACTCCAGTAATAGCTGGATGAGAAAAGAGCCTGATAGTGTTCCTCGAAAAGTTTCCTTGCTTCCGAGTTCAACGGATTAGGACGCTTTTTCGGTTTGGATGGTGGATTGTCCGATTGTGCCCCCAGTTCCGCCTCCCGTTTCTTCAACTCTTCTTCCAAAACACGTAAAGCCTCCTCCTTTTCCAAAAGCTCTTTTTCTTTTGCTTTGTCAACCCCCTTGGGGGGTGTGGGGGGGTATATTATCTAAGTCTATAGTCTTATATTCTTTAGTCTTATATAATATGCTTGGGTCTTTGCTAAGATTTTTACTTAAGTCTTTACTAAAGCGTTTGCTAAAGGTTTTACTAAAGTGTTTACTTAAATCATTTAAGTAATAAACGGGAGATTTTTCATTCCTTTTTCCTGACTCAAATATCAATAACCCCTTGCTCTGTAATCTATTCCTGCAATCGATTAAGGTAGGTTCAGATATACCGATCGATAGGATGATTCTCCTGTTGGGACATTCAAACGGATTTTCCCAACCCCGAATATTGCACTCACTTAACAAGAAGAAGTATAAGTACGCCTCGTTCGAAGAAAATTTGACGTTCTGTGATGTCTTCCAAAAAAGGTTTATGTAGTCTATATAGGTCATATTATACAGTCATTCTTTCAGGAATTCCCATCAAATCAAACAAAGTAGGAGCCTCGACTTCCATTTCAATCTCACGCAAATAAGTAAGGCTATCTTTCCAATAGTCATAATTAAGTTCCGTAGAAAGACCTCTACGGCCTAACTTGACAGCACAATAAGGGACGGTTCCAATACCACCAAACGGATCAAATACCAATTCGCCTTTGTTTGAATACCGTTCAATCAGCCTTTCAACGATGTCCAACTGAAGAGGGCAAATATGATTCTGTCGTTTCTTTTGCGACTGTTTGGTGTTAAGCGTCCGCATACGAACCACATCATCCCATATCCAATCCTTTTTGCTTACCGGATCAACGGCCATAAATGTCTTTGGCAGTTTCCCGTATGCATCCAGCTCTTCAGCAAATGAAACGTGCTCTTCATAGTTGTAGATATGTTCACGTTCGTAGTTACGGAACAAATGCCGAATCTTATCTATTCCAGCACCTTTCATATCTTCGTATGACAACAATGAATTGCCGGAAGACTTCCAACTTGCATGGGCATCGATCTGCCAACGGGCCAGCGAGTATTCGCTCTTGTCCTTCTTAACAGGCCGGTCGGCATAAGCACGTGAGGTATCGGTAGGCAACTTGCGAAATAGCAATACATATTCAGGGCATCCGACTCCCATCTTGGAACCATCCTTGCACATCTCGGTATAGCCCAAACGGTAGGTCTGGTTGTTTTCCCTCACCACATCAGTATCGACCGTAATGCGCCCCATATATCGGAAGCCATGCTTCATGTAATGAAATACAGTCATTTCGCTGAACGGATCAATAGTTGGCATACCATCCCCCGTGGCGTTGCCGAACAAAACACGATCTTTCACATGGATGCAGGCCAACCGACCCGGTTTCAAAATGCGCATTAACTCTGGTGTAAGATAATCCATCTGTTCAAAGAACTTATCGTTATCTTCATTGTGCCCAAAGTCATTGTATGTAGGCGTGTATTCGTAATGATTTGAGAACGGGATACTGGTTACGATCAGATCTACAGAGTTACTTTCCATCTTCTGACATTCCAATACATTATCGTTATTGATTGCTTTCCACAACTTTCCGGATTTTTCTTCCCGACTGGCGAACATCCAGCGCATCATCTTTTCCTCGGCCTGCAAACCGAACAAACCGTTATGCCGGACAATATCAGTCATATTTGCGACCATTTCCCGGTGTTGTGCCCATTTCTGCATGAAGCTCTTAAATATTTCACCCTCGCTTTCGGCATAGACCAGATAGAGATCAACGGGATGCTGCTGCATAAAGCGGTATATACGGGCTATCGCTTGGAACTTATCGTTGAAGCGGTAGTCAATGAACATGATTGCTTTATGACAATGATACTGGAAGTTCAGACCTTCACCAAGCATCTCCGGTTTAGCTGCAAGGTATTTCAGCCAGCCATCTTTGAAGTCGGATATTACCTTGTCGGCTTCTTCATCGTCTTGTGAACCATAGACAGCCTTACAACCAGGAATCGCTTTGCATAGTTCCAGCCGTTCAGCTTCCAAGTCATGCCATAAAAGGAAATGGTCGTCCTTGTTTTCCGGGCGATTGATTATCTCTACCACACGGGCAATCTTTTCCTGCATGTTATCTCGGCGTTCTTTTGCCGCGTCAGCAAGTCCGAGAGCAGCCTCACGAAACATTTTCACCTGTCCGTCACGATCAGCTCCAGCCGTAGAATTGTCCACATTCACAATCTCTTCATGTACACGGAGTTCAGGCAACTCATAGCCAGTATCCGGATAACCGAGGTCGGAAGGCTTGGTTAGGAACAACGCCCATGTAGATACCCACAACCAAAACTCTTTTTCCTTATGCGGATAAAGTGTCAAGTTATTCGCCTTCGTGCTGTCTCGCTGAAAGAATCGAGTAAGAGCCTGTCCGGTGTCCATCACACCAAGATAACCAGCATAATGTATAAGTTCCTTGTATCTGTTTGGCGAAGGTGTAGCCGTAGCGACAAACCTGTAAGGAACACCCGAGAACAACGGTAGAAACTCCTGATAGGTCTTGGTGCCGAATCCGCGCAACACGCTGGCTTCATCCAATGATGTTGCAGTAAAATAGGACGGATCTATTCTCACTCCATCCTCACCATCACGCACACGTTCGTAGTTTGTTACCATGATGTCGGTAGGACATATCATCACATCTGCCATAGTTCGGACATAGGTTACTTTCATGTGCAAGTGCTGTTCCGCTTGTGTCAGGAACTCGACCACCACACGCTTTGGGCAAACGATCAATCCCTTGCCTCCTTTATGGTTCAAGATTACCCGAAGTATTTCAGCTGGGTGACTGTCTTTTGCATACCGAAGCTGGAGAATATAGCACGGCATCCACCGGCAACCGCCCAACGAACGGTATCTTTTACATGAGGATATAATGTCGGGGTAATTTCTTCCGAATTAATTTCAAATCCTGTTTGATGGCTGATAGCCATCTTATTTCTTAGAAATTCTATATATTCCATTCAACTAAATCTTTTATGCTATCAATTTCTGACAAATCAGGTTCATATTCTTCTTCACCAGCTTTACTATCTGGTCGTGATACTCGCTTACGCCGTTACAGAAGGATCGGGACTGGACGATATCCAGTGTCTTCAAGTTTACCT